ATATGCTAACCCTGAGTGCTGTGCTTGTAATGGGGGATGGACCCAGTATAATATGACATATCAAGCTTCAAATGGTTTATATCCTTGTATTTCATTAGCAGGTAGTTTGCCAATTAGACTAAAAAGCATATTTGGAACTACATCATTATTTAGTGCAGGGCAATTAAAAACGATCTTGAACAACAAAATAGGTGGTTTAAATAGACCCAAAGTAACAGGAACAGCAAATGATAAATACGCAACACCAATCCTGCCTTATTATGGTGATGACAGAATTATTAAATACAAAAATAAAAATGTTCAAAGTCCTGCTTATGATGGTGAATCACACAAGTTAGTTCTTGGCGGTTATACAGAAGGAAATACTAGGGGTTATGCTTATCCTCAAAATGATTCAGGATCAACGCCCCTATATATGCCACCAAATGTTAATGTTGCAATTAGATTAACAGGAATATCAAGCGTTGTTGGTGGCACAAGTTCGACATATTTAATTGGATCAACAGAAACTTTTGGTTATTATACAGGGTTTGTTGTTTTATCAGATCGGACAGTTCAAATGGGAACATCAGGCGGTGTAGAAGAATTTAGTATTAGAGAAGGCGCAAACCCAACAACCTGCACAATGCACATTGACATTGATTCAGATGGTCTTTTGCGCTTTGGTTTAGATGATAGTCAAACAGATACCAAAAGGACATGGAATATAACAGCAGAAATAGAAATAAATAGAATTGGAAATTTATCAATTGGATTTGATGAAAATTGGGCGTTATTCCAAAACGGACAGAAAATCAAATTTCAAAATGGCAATTATTTAATATGGAACTAAAAAAATATATAGAAAGCACAGCAAAGATTATCATTCCAAGTATTGACCACTTGCAATTGGTGGAACATAAAAACAAAGAATTAGATTTTGCTTATGGAATAGAAGAATATCATTCAAGTTTTAAAAGAATGTTCAAACAAATAATTAGAATAATATGGCGATAGAAAAGACAATAGAGTTAAAAGTAGAAGCAAAAGAAGCATTAAATAAATTAGAAAACATTGATGAATCTTTACAAGATATAAAGAAGTCAGCAGACAAAACAGAAAAATCGACAGGAAGCCTAGAAGCAGGAATTGTGGGCGTTGGATTAGCTCTAAAAGCAATTGGAATTGGCGTTGTTTTAGCTGGTTTTAATAAATTAGCAGAAGCTTTAATGAGAAATGAAGCAATTGCAGACACATTAGAAACTGTATTTAATTCAATTGGTGTTGTGTTTAAATTGGTAACAGATTCTATTGTTAATACTTATCAAGCAGTTGCAAAATCAAGCGAAAATTTTGATGCCTTTGGACAGGTTATAACCAACCTTTTAAATATAGCTATAGCGCCTTTAAAATTAGCTTTTCAAGCAATTAAGCTAGGAATACAATCCGCAACATTAGTTTGGGAACAATCTTTTTTTGGTGGCAAAGGAAAAGATGTTGAAAGGATTGCAGAACTTAAAGCAGAAATTGATTCAACAAAACAAGCAATAAAAGACACAGGACAGGTCGCTTGGGATTCAGGAAAAGCAGTTGTCAAAAACTTTGGCGAAGCTGTCGGTGAAGTTGTGAACATTGGAAAAACTGCAACAGAAGAATTTGGAAAAGTCTTTGAAGATGTTACAGTTAAATCAATACTTGAGCAAGGAAAAGCAATAACAGAAACAAGAAAAAATTATGAATTATTAGCTTTACAGCAACAAAGATTAGTTGAACAATTTGACATAGACGCTGAAAGTCAAAGAGCAATTAGAGATGATGTTTCAAGAAGCATTGAGGACAGAATAAATGCCAACACTAGATTAGGTGAGGTTTTACAAGAACAAAATCTAGCAGAACAACAAGCAGTTGATATGCAGATTGCTTCACTTAGACAAAGAATAGATTTAGAAGGTGAAAGCGTAGAATTGTCAAATGAGATATTTTCATTAGAAACAGAAAAAGTTGCAATTCAGGCTAAGGTGAAAGGCTTTGAAGCTGAACAGCTAACTAATATAAATTCTTTAAAACAAGAACAATTAGATTTAGACAAGCTTTTAAATGAACAAGAACGAGAAAAAGTTAAAATTGTTGCAACGTCAATGGGGCAAATTGCAGACGCTATTGGAAAAGACACAAAAGCAGGGAAGGCGTTAGCAATCGGTCAGGCATTAATAAACACATATACAGGGGTAACGGCAGCGCTAAAATTAGGACCATGGGGGATTCCCGCTTCTATTGGTATTTTTGCCACAGGAATGAAAAATGTTCAAGCAATTAGAAAAACGGATGTTAGCGGATCAACAGCCCCAAGCACCCCGCCACCAAGCACAGGCGCAATTCCCGAAACACAAGGTGGCATTAGTGGAATGATCCCAAACCTTGAAAACATAACAGGAATGGGAACAGGAGAAATGCAACCTGTTCAAGCATTTGTTGTTGAAAATGATATTTCTAATGCTCAAGCGTTGCAAGAACAGTTAGACCTACAGTCTACATTATAAACAAAATTAAGAACTTTATATTTATTAATATGAAAAAGAAAAAACTTATTGAATTAATCATAGATGAAACAGCAGACATGTTCGGTGTGGATGCCATTTCAGTTGTTAAATTTCCTGCAATAGAAGAAAATTTTGTATTCTTTAATAATGATTTTTTATCACTTGCAAAAGTAGATGAAGAACAAAAGCAATTAATCGGTGCTGTGTTAGTGCCAGATAAAAAGATTCCTAGACTAGACAAAGAAACTAATGAAGAATATGATGTTTACTTTACAAAGGAAACCATAAGACAGGCACAGAAGCTGTTTATGTCAAATCTAAACAACAATAATCACACGCTTGAACATAAAGATCCAATTCAAGGGCTAACAGTTGTTGAATCATGGATTAAGGAGAACAACAAATTTGATAAGTCAAATATGTATGGATTTAAAAATATGCCTGTTGGAACTTGGTTTGTTCAAGTAAGTGCAGAAAATAATCCTGACATTTGGGAAAAGATAAAGAACAAAGAAGTTCGTGGTTTTTCTATAGAAGGTTATTTTACGGACAAATTAATTGAAGCTTCTAAACATAAAGATATATTAGATGAAGTCTGTGAGGATTGTCCTGATGAAGTAATGATGGGAAAAATAAAAGATGTTATTCTAGCTAATGAGTTACGTCCTGTTGGTGCGTTAGATGGTGAACCACTATTTAGAACAAAAGAAGAAGCTGATATTTATGCTGAAATGTTTAAAGGGTGTTCGGGTTCACACACACACAATGTTGATGGCGTGAAATTATATATGCCTTGTGCAGATCATTCATCAGCAACAATGAAAGAAGAACATTCTGAAACAGGAAAAAGAACATACAAGAAAAAATACAAAATGCTTGAATATGTTGCTTTGGCTAAACGCAAGGCAATGCTTAAATACTCATGGGACGATTGCATGAGGGATCAAGTCAAAGAATATGGCAATAAAGAAACCGCTGCAAAAGTCTGTTCTGCTATCAAAAACAGGACAGTGAAAAGATAACAAAATAAACAATATTAATCCTTTTATATATATTACTGTTATGGGAACACTAGAAAAAATCTTAAATATCTTAAAAATGAAAAACGAAGTTAAATCTTATTCTGTGAAAATGTATGCAGAATTAAAACTTGATGATGGTCGTGTTATTGCTACAGAAGATGAGCAATTTATGATCGGATCAAAAGTATTTGCTGTTTCTGATGATGGCAACGCAGAAGCATTGTCTGCAGGTAGTTATACAATGGAAAACGGAAATAAAATGACTATTGGAGACAGTTCTGAAATTCTTGACTTAGGTGAAGAAAAAGAAGCAGAAGATGTTGAGGCTAGTGAAGAAGAACTATCTAATGAAGTAAAAGAAGAATTTGATGAGCCAGGTGAATCACCTGCTGAAAAAGCAGATTGGGCTAAAACTTATGAAGAATTGAAAGATCGTGTTGCTGAATTAGAAGAAAAAGTTTTTGGTAAAAAAGCAGAAGAAGAAACAGAAGAACTTTCAGAAGAAGTAAAAGAAGAAGAAAAAACAGAAATGAGTTCAGAAGATGTTATTGGTGAACTTACAACACAAATTGAAGAACTTAAAAACAAAATAGTTGAATTATCAAATGCACCTGCTGATGAAGGTATTACATATTCACCAGAAGGCAATAATGTTAACACAACTATTGATCTAGGAAAACTGTCTATAAGTGAACGGACAGCATATTACATTAACAATAAATAAATTTAAAAAAAATGGCAAATAAAATACAATTATCAAAAAGACGTGAATTTGACATAACTATCACAGGTGATACTTATGCAGGTGTTCACGCACTGCCTTATGTGACTGCTGCTGTTAGAAGTCCTGACACAATCGCAAAAGGATATGTTAGAACAATAGACGGTTTAACAAAAAGTGCGGTTATTAATAACATTGCTTCAAGCAATCCTATTGTTGCTGCTGCTTGTTCTTTTTCAAGTGAAGATAGCGTTTCTTCAACAGAACAAGTTTTAACATTGACTGATTTAAAAGTTAATGAAGAAATTTGCAGGGGAACAGTTTTCCCAACGTGGCTTGGTCAAGGAATGGACAGAAATGGAAATTTACCAAATGAATTTTCTGACTTCTTATTAAAAGTAGTTGCAGGAAAAGCTGCTGCTCAATTAGAAATAGGAATTTGGCAAGGTTCATCACCATTTGGTGTTGGTTTCTTGTCTGATGATGGATCACAAGATGAAGCAGGTGCAGACGCTTCAGCAATGAAAGACTTCACAGAAGTTGATTTTGCAGACCCTTTAGCTGCTACTGACATCATAACAGACTTGAATTCTGTTTATGCTTCTGCTGCTGCTAATATACCACAAGCATTAACAAAACCTGGATTTGGGTTCTATATGAACGCAAAAACATATTCATTCTATTGTCAAGCGTTGGCTGCTAATACAACATTCCAATCTTTGGGTGCTGCAGGTGACTTTAACGCTTTGACTTATATGGGATTCCCAATATATGTATGTCCTGGAATGTTTAATGATGTGATAGTTGCAACCTATCCTGAAAACCTAGTATTTGGAACTAACCTAGCGACTGATTGGACGGAAGCTCGATTAATTCCTACATATGAATACGATGGATCAGACAATGTGCGAGTTACAATGAACTTTGCAGTTGGTGTTCAAGTTGCTGTTGCTTCAGATGGAATTTATGGCTCAACTGTTTGGGATTCATAATAGACACTTTAAATGGGGGATTGCAATATATCCCCCTTTTATTAACCTTTTAATAAAATAATAAAATGGCTTGTAATTTAAGTTCAGCGATTGGTATAAACTGCAAAGATCAAATTGGTGGTTTAAAATATATATATGTTTGTGATGATTACTACCAAAATATAGAAGAAGTTGACACAATAGCAGCGACTAGTTTTGATATGACAACGGCAGGTTTTGCTAATTGGGTAGGTAGCGCAGGCGGTGCTGCTTCTGGAACTGTTAATGTTTATAGATATGCTTTAAGACCAAATCTAAGTTCTATGACAATCAACACAAATGCTGATCCAAACAATGGAACAACATTTTACACGCAGACATTATCTATAACACTACAGAAGTTGGCAACTGCAACAGCTTATCAGTTAAGATTGTTAGCATATAACAGACCGCAAATCTTTGTTGAAGATAACAACGGAAATGTTATGCTTCTTGGTTATAATAATGGTTGTGATATGACAGGTGGCACAGCTATAACAGGAACAGCTAAAGGTGATTTATCAGGATTTACATTTGAAATAAGTGCAGAAGAAAAAGCACCATATTATCAAATACCTGAGGGAACGCCAGGAGCAACAGATTATCCTTTTGACGGATTAGCAGATTTGGACGCTAGTTTAGTTGTAAACATAGCATAATCGATATTCAATAAAAAAGAAAAGAGGGACTTGTTTTGTCCCTTTTTTTGTTTTTAAAAAAACGAATTACTAACTTTTATATTTATATTAAAATACTATGGCTTGGAAAATCAGAAAAGAATGGAAAGGTTATCAAGACAGAAGATTTGATAAAAAACTTGAGGATCTAACACAACTTGAAATTAACAAACTAAATGAAGCATTGAAAAATACATGGTTCATAGAAGAAAAACCAAAAAAGAAAGAAAAAGATGTTGGAACTGAAAAATGAATATAAAGGAAAAATAATTCATTGTTTAAATGATTTAGACACAGAATTTATAGAAGCGTTAAAAACTCATTCTGATTTTATATTAAAATACTTTATATAAAAATGATCCAGCTAATAAGAAAAACATCATTATCAGTCCACCTTATTTATCTTAATATATATGATAAAATGACTAATGCTGACTACAGACCATTAATAACTGTGACAAGTCAGCTAACAGGAAAATCAAAAACTTGTATTTTTGCAAGTGCTAATTATGCTTATAAAGACAGATATGTTCAATTATTGATGTATGTTGCCCCTATTTTAGGCTCTGAAAATCTTTCAGCAGGTTCAATGTATCTTGGAACAACAGATTATCCGCTTGGATTTTATGATGTAACAATATATCAAAACACAGACAATTCAAACCTTGATCCAACAGGATTAACAGTTATTTATCAAGGTCTAATGAATTTAACAAGTGATTCAAACACTAACCCTGTTAGATATACAGAATATAATGATAACGATTCTGACACAGAAAGCGTTTATATAACTATTTAATTATGAATTTAAATTTAGTAAAATTATCACATTACAATATCCCTCATTTAGTTGAAAAGACTAACCAAGATTGGGTTAGTTTTGGAGAAAACAATTTATATCCGAATTATCTATTAGAGCTGTTTTTAGGTTCTGCTATAAATGGTGCATTAATAAAATCTATTGGTGCAATGATTTATGGCGAAGGATTAGAAGCAACAAATGCTGATGAAAACACAGACACAAAAGAATCATATTTAAGATTGACTGAATTGTTATATAATTCTGATGATGATGTATTAAAAGACCTTGCAATGGATTTAAAATTGTTTGGTGGGTGTTATGTCAATGTTATTTGGTCAAGAGATAGAAGTAAGATTGCTAAACTTAAACATATCCCCGCACAATATATTAGAAGTGGAAAAATGATTGATGGCGAAATAGACACATACTATTATAGTGCTGATTGGTCAAAGTATAAAAAAGGCGAATACAGACCT